AGCCAAGGCGGGAGCGACCGAGCGCCGAGCGTGGGTACGACGCGGCGTGGAATGCGCTTCGCAAGACGTTCCTCTCCAACCCTCGCAACCAAGTCTGCGCACGGTGCTTCGAGCAGGGCAGCCGGACGCCAACCGACATCGTCGATCACATCGTGCCGCATCGCGGTGATGATCACCTCAGGCTCGACATCAACAACCTTCAGCCGCTTTGCCATCATCACCACGCAAGCGAGAAGCAACGGGCCGAACGCGCGGCAGGGTATTATTAATCAATAAAGTCAACGAGATGGGGAGGGGTGGTCAAATCTCTACCGCCTTTTCGCGCTTTGACACGCCCCCGGTCGATTTTTTGCGCGGACAGGTTAACACTTTCAGGAATTTCAGATGAAACCCGGCCCCCGCGGGCATGCGCCAGAACGCCAGGCCGCCGCCGGCGAGACTAGGCCCAGCCGCAAAGTCGTGGCGCTCTATGGCACCGCAGCCGATCGTCCAGACCCAGAAAATATCCCGGCGCCGAAGGGCATGACCCCGGCCGGCCGCAAAATCTGGGCTGAGAAAATCGCCACCTATCGCAAGCGCGGCCAGAAGGTCGACGGCTTTCAGGACGCCCTTCGCCACTACTGCGAACTTGAGGCCCGGCTCAATGCGGCGTGGAAAGAACGCGACGGCCCGCCGATGGCAATGATCACGGCCTATCGCGCGCTGGCCAATGAGTTCTACGACACGCCGGCATCGCAGCGCGTCCCGGCTGGTGCGAAGAAACAGGACAACCCATTTGCCCGAAACGGAAAGCCCGCCGCCAGCGCGTGATTACGTCGCCATAGCCACGGCATTTGCCAAGGAAGCAGCCGCCGACAAGGGCGGAAAGAAGCATTGCAAGTGGATCAGGTTGGCGGCAAAGCGGCACCTCGCCGACCTGGCCCGCAAGGATTTTGCATTCCGGTTCAGTGACTGGCATGCGACGGATATCTGCGATTTCATCGAGAAGCTGCCACACGTCGCCGGCAATTGGACCACGGCGAACATCACGCTGGAGCCGCCGCAAATCTTCTGCCTGGCTGTCATCTTCGGATGGCGCCGCAAGGATAATGGCCTTCGCCGCTTCACCTCGGTCTACATCGAGATGGCCCGCAAGGGCGCCAAGTCGACGCTCACTGCGGGCGTCGCCCTCTACTGCCTCTGCTGCGAAAACGAAGTCGGCCCCGAGATTGTCATCGGCGCCACGACCGGCGAGCAGGCCGGCAAAGTGTTCCAGCCGGCAAAGCGAATGGTCGAACGGACCCCGGCCCTGGCCGATGCCTTCGACCTCAAGGCCCTGGCGCGGTCGATCGTCTGCGAACAGAACGGCGGATTTATCCAGCCCATCAACGCCAAGGGCAAGACGCAGGACGGGTGGAACCCGCATCTCGGCATCCTCGATGAGCTCCACGCCCACAAGGACCGCTCGCTTTACGACGTCATCAAGTCGGCGTTCGGCTCAAGATCCAACCCGCTGCTCTGGGTCATCACGACCGCCGGCTATGATACCGGCGGCGTCTGCTACGAGCAGCGGACGCTGCTGACGAAAGTCCTCGAAGGCGTCGTCACAGCCGATCATATGTTCGGCGCGATCTTCACCGTCGACGATGGCGACGATCCGTTCGACCCGAAGGTGTGGGTCAAAGCCAACCCGATGCTGGGGGTCACCCCCAAGCTAGAGGACATGAAATCTTACGCCATCGAGGCGAAGGCCAGCCCGGCCAGTCAGGGCGAGTTCAAGACGAAGCGCCTCAACCTCTGGCTCAACGCTGCAAACCAGTGGCTCAACATGGCGCAGTGGATGGCCTGTAGTGATCCCTCGCTGGACTGGAAGGACTTCGAAGGGCTCGACTGCTGGGTCGGTGCCGATCTTGCCGACAAGGACGACATCACCGCCGCGGTGCTGGCCGCATTCGACAATGACGGCCGCCTGATCTGGAAGCCGAAATTCTGGCTCCCGGAGGCGGTGCTGAAGTCGCCAGCCCATAGCCAAGGCACGGGTGCCGCCCCCTATCGCGCCTGGCACGACAAGAGGTTGTTAACACTGACCCCTGGGGATTGGGTCGATCACGGCGAGGTCGAGAAGGTCATCCGCGATTGGTTCGACCGATTTGCCGTGCGGCATGCGACCTTCGACCAGTTCGCCGCGGCGCAAAAGATGGCGGTCGATCTCAACAACGACCTCGGCTCAACGGATCGGCCAGTGGCAAGTGTGCTGCAGAAGAACGCCGCCAACGTCACCGACCCGGCCAAGGAACTTGAGAAGCGCATCAAGGTCGGCCCTGCCAAGGTCCGGCACGATGGCAACGAGGTCATGAACTGGATGGCGTCGAACGTGGTCATCGTCCAGCGTCGTGACGAGACAATATTGCCGATCAAGGAATCCAAGGATAGCGCCAACAAGATCGACGGCATCGACGCGCTGATCAATGCGATCGCCCCGGCCATGGCGGCTGGTGAGAGTTCCGCCCCGATATCTCCCTGGGATGATCCCAACTTTTCGCTGGTGAACTGATGAAAATCTTCGGCTTCGATATCCGCAGGGAGCAGCGGGCGTCGCCGGAGAACGCCACAATTCCGGTCAGCGCCAAGAACTTCCTGGAATTCTTCGGGCTGAACTCAACATCCCTGCCGACCGTGTCGATCGAAAGCGCGCTGACCGTCCCGGCTGTCGAGGCCGCGGTTGCCTTTCTCTCCCGCACCCTGGCGGCACTTCCGCTGCATCCCTACCGGCGATCGGCCGATGGGCCCGTCCGACTGACTGGCAAGATTGCCGTCGTCATCCACGAGAACCCGAACCCGCTCATGGATGCCTTCAAGTTCCGCCAATATTTCTGGCAGCAGGTGTTCACTGGAGGCCGCGGCCTCGCCTGGATCGAGCGCGCCGGCTCGAACGTCGAGGCGATCTGGCCAATGGACCCGGCCAAGAGCTCGGTAAAGCGCACCGGCCAGACGGTCGTTTACAAATTCGAGGACAAGGAATATCCGGCGACCGATGTGATCGACATCCCCTTCATGCTCAAGGGCGATCTTGTCTCGCATTACGGCCCGATCGTCATGGCGGCCAAGGCCATCCAGCTTGCCATCGCCATGAATGACTACGCCTCGGCCTTCTTTGCCGGCGGCGGCGTTCCGCCCCTGGCGCTGGTAGGGCCGCTGCCGGAAGGCCCTGCTGCTCTCAACCGGGCGATGGAACAGGTGCACCGCGTGATCGATGTGGCGCGCAAGAGCAACAAGCCGATCTTTCCCATGCCACCCGGCCATGAATTGAAGCCCATCGGCTTTGACCCCGAGAAGGGGCAGATGACGGATGCGCGCCGCTTCCAGATTGAAGAGATCGCCCGCGTCTACCAATTGCCGCCGGTGTTCCTGCAGGATCTCAGCCGGGCAACTTTCAGCAACGCGGAACAGCAGGATCTCCACCTCGTCAAGCACCTGATCGGCCAATGGGCGGCGGCGCTTGAGGGAGAGATGAACCTCAAAATCTTCGGGCGCATGAACAACGCCCGCTATGTCGAGCACAATCTCGACGGCCTTCTGCGCGGCGACTTCAAGAGCCGCATAGATGGTATCACCAAGGGCATCCAGACTGCGCTCTTGACCCCGAACGAGGGCCGCGCGCTGGAAAACCGGCCGCGCCACAAGAACCCGGCCGCCGACGAATTGTTGGTCCAGGGCGCCACCGTGCCGCTCGGAACCGAGCAGACGCCACCCGAACCGCCCCAGCCGCCCCAGCAGACAGGCGAAAGCAACGGAGATGAGAATGACGAAGCCTAACGCGGAGAAGCGTTCGCTGGCGCGCCCGGTCGAACATCGCGCCGCCGAAGATGGCAAGGTGACCGTCGCCGGCTATGCGGCTGTGTTCGGCGAAGAGGCTGACATCGGCGGATACTTCCGCGAAGTCATCGCCAAGGGCGCCTTCACAAATGCACTGCGGACCGCCGACGTGCGGGCATATTTCGATCACGATAGCGGCCGAGTTCTAGGTCGTAGCACCGCAGGCACTCTGCGCCTGAAGGAAGATGCGAAGGGATTGGCGGTCGAGATTGACCTCCCCGACACGACCGACGGCCGTGACGTCAAGGCGCTGATCGAGCGCGGCGACATCAACGGCATGTCTTTCGGCTTCATGGTCACGAAGCAGGAATGGGACGAGACCGTAGACCCGCCCCTGCGCACTGTACTCGAGGTCGAGTTGTTCGAGGTCTCGATCGTCTCAACCCCGGCCTATGACGGCACATCAATCGCGATGCGCTCACTTGAGGATTCCCGCAAGGAGGCCCTCGAACTGAAGCGCCAGAACTTCAACGCTGCGGCCAAGCGCCGAGAGCTGAAGATGAACCTCGACCTCCGCACCCGCGGGGCCGGGAGTAAAGCCTAGGCGACCCGCCAAAGCCCAATCGAACCAAGCCGCCTTCGGGCGGCTTTTTTCATGCTCAAATCCAGGAGATAAACATGAGCAAGATTGCAGAACTGCGGGAGCGCCAGCAGAAGCTCGTCGCCGAAGCCCGCGAACGTCTCGACCAGATCACCAGCGAGACCGACGAAGGTCGCGCGAAGGAACTGGAAACGCAGCACGACGCCGCGATGGCTGAGTACGACAAGCTCGAAAAGGTCATCGAGCGCGAAACCAAGCTCGAAGCGCTGGAGAAGCGCGCCGCCGAGCGCCGTGCCGAACAGCGCCCGATCTCCGGCAGCGACGCTGAAGCGCGCGGCCAGGACGAAGGCAAGAAGTTGGAATATCGTCAGGTGTTTCACAGCTTCCTCGCCAAGGGCGGCAGCCTCGAGGAACTGAGCCAGGAAGAGCGCAATATCCTCAAGGCGGGGGTCATTCCCGCTGCCGAGCATCGCGCGCAAACGACCTCGAACACCGCTGGCGGCTATACCGTGCCGACCGAGCTCGCCAACATCCTCGTCAAGTCGATGAAGATGTGGGGCCCGATGTACGACGAGGACATCTGCACAGTCTTCAACACCTCCTCGGGCAACCCGATCCCGCTGCCGACCGTGGATGACACGGCCGTCACGGCTGGCGCGCATTCGGAGGGCGTCGCCCTTACCGACGACGGCGGCAAGGATGTGACCTTCGGCCAGAAGAACCTCAACGCCTATGTCTACGATACCGAGTTCGTTCGCTTCTCGATGGAGCTGGCGCAGGATTCCATCTTCAACATGGAAAACCTGCTCGGCAACCTGCTGGGCGAACGCCTCGGCCGTATCGCCAACCAGCAGTTGACGACCGGCGACGGCACCGACGATCCGAACGGCGTGGTCACGGCATCGAGCCTCGGCAAGACCGCCGCGGCCCAGGCGGCGATCACCTCGGACGAAATCATCGATCTGGTCCACTCGGTTGACCCGGCCTATCGCCAGTCGCCGAAGGTCCGCTTCATGATGAATGACCTGACGCTTGCCGCTATTCGCAAGCTGAAGGACGGCGAGGGTCGTTACATCTGGTCGAGCGGCGATGTGCAGAAGGGCGTCCCCGGCACGCTCTACGGTTACATCTATTCGATCAACCAGGCGATGGCGAGCATCGCCACCGGCAACAAGACGGTGCTGTTCGGCGACTTCGGCAAGTACTACGTCCGCAAGGTCGGCGCCCCGGCGATCGGTGTCCTTCGCGAGCGTTTCTGGCCGGATCTCGGCATCGCTGGCCTCGTCCGTCTCGACGGCGAGCTCGGCGACACCGCGGCCGTGAAGCACCTCATCCAGGCCTGATCGTTCTCTCCAGCCTGACGGGCGGGGCTTCGGTCCCGCCCGGCCTTCCCCTCAACTCCGAAGCGCAATGCGCTAGAGGCCAGCGGCCTCGCAGCAAAGGAGACTTGTTATGGCCGACGCCACCTATCAGCCCAAGGTCTACCGCCGCCAAGGCGGGGATGAAATCGTTGTCGCCTCCGGCGGAAAGATCACCCTGGAAGCCGGTGGCAAGATCGCATCCGCTGACGGCAGCACGCTCGTCGATCTGAAAAACTATCAGGTCAAGCAGGTTGCCGACCTCTCTGCCGAGGCGACCTACTACATGACCGCGCGCTATGCCGGCAAGATCACGAAGGTTTCGACCATCATCGACGGGGCCGTGTCGACCGCCGATATCACGGTGACCCCTTCGATCAATGGCGTTGCCGTCACCAATGGCGCCGTCACCATCGCCACCGCCGCTTCCGGTGCCGGCGATCAGGACAGCGCCACCCCGACCGCCGCGAACACCGTGGCGATCGGCGACAAGATCAGCTTCGTCGTGACCGGCGGCGGTGCCGGCGGCTCGCCGCGTGGCGAAGTCGTCTTCGAAATCACTGGCCAGTAAGCCGGATGTTAATTCGCATGAAGGTCGGGCTTTCGGGCCCGGCCTATCACCTCGAGCCGGGAGACGAGCGCGATTTTCCGACCGATGAAGCCATCCGGCTGATCAAAGCGGACTATGCCGAGGCGGTGGCGGGCCAAGAGATCGAACTGGCAATCAAGCCTCCGACCATGGAAAGACGGCGGGGCAGGGGTCGCAGCAAGGAGTGAGCCCTGCTCAAATCTGCCCACGCCTCTGGCCGGGCAGCACCATCACCATCCTCGCATCCGGCCCCTCGCTCACCGACGCGGATGTTGCGGAAGTCCACCGGCACCAAGCCACCGGCAAGATCGTCACCATCGCCATCAATACCACCGTCCGCAAGGCGCCTTGGGCGGACGTCCTCTATGCCTGCGACCTCAAGTGGTGGCGAAACAACCCGGAAGCCATCAAGTTTCCAGGCCTGAAATTCGGTCTCCGCGAGGCTGGATCCGCTGACGCCATCGCTGGGGTCCGGTTCCTGCAATACCGCGAACCACGCATCGTCGGCCTCGAACGCGACCCAAGCTATCTCGCGACCGGGGCCAATAGTGGCTACCAGGCCATAAACCTTGCCGCCCACCTCGGTGCCGCGCGGATCCTGCTGCTGGGCTTCGATTGTGGCACCGATGAAGCCGGAAACCGACACTGGCACGGCGACCATCCGGCACCGCTCATGAACCCGGATGAAAGCCTGTTCCAAAAATGGCGCGCCGCCTTCGACACGCTGCCGCCGGCGCTGGCCGGTGTCGGCGTCGAGGTCGTGAACTGCAGCCGCTCAACCACCATCACCGCATTTCAACGCAGTGATATCTCAACCGCACTTCGGAGCATCTGACCATGGCAACTGAAATCCTGGCGATCGGCACGACCGCTGCGACATCGTCCGACGTCGTGGTTGTCGCTGGCACGCCGAAAACGGTGTTTCTCAAAGATGCCGCCGGCCCATCAATCCCGGCAGATGCAGTGATGCTCATCCAGGTTAAGGACGATGCCGGGGCCTATTTCGACATCGGGCGGCTCGGTGGTGGTGGCCCGATTGCCGTGATGCTTGAGGCCCCAGGCACCTATCGCCTGTCGCGCCCGGCATCATCCGCGTCGTGCGGTGCCTGCAGTGCCTAACGTCATCGGCGCCGTCCTGGCGCGCCCGATCCGACCGGCTCTGCGGCCCGTCGCCACTTTCCCGGGCTCTGCAATCGTCACGCCGCCTGTCAGCGATGACACCCCCGCCAACGCCCTAACCGACGCATCCGGCAACTACCTCACCGACGCCGACGACAACTATCTGATCTGGAGCGAGTGACATGGCGAATAAAGTCAGCAGGGCTGGGGAATATCTTAATCTGGCTGGGGTTGACATCGGCGCCATCCTGAATCTCTCGGGCGATCAAGTTATTCGCAGCCTCTTTGCTTATGACGGAACGGCAGTGCAGGTCTCTTTTGCAAACATGACGGCTCTGGAAGAGGCCTATTTGTCGAATGCGCCCGTGACATCGATCAGCATCGCAGGGGCGACTTCGCTTGCGGCGCTCGACTGCAACGGCTGCGCTCTGCCGGAGGATCAAGTAGACGCGGTTCTTGCCGCGCTGGATACAATGGGAGTTGAGGCTGGTGAAGTCGACCTATCCGGCGGCA